TTAAAAACGGTAAAAAACATCAAGAGCGTGAATGGATTGAAAATCCCATTGAAAACCAACATATTTCAGGAAGAGCCGCAGTTATTGGCAATGGCGATAGTAGATATATAACAAAAGTTCACGGAAAGTTTAATTTAAAAAACAATATTGAACAACATGCTGGTTGGCATCTTGGAAGAAAAAGATTGCAAAGTTATGGTTCTCAAGGTTGCTGGCAAGAAATGCAATGCGATTTTTACGTAGAATTTGATCAGGGTGTTCTTGAACAAATACAAAACGAAGGTTATCAAAAAATCTCTAGTGTGTATAGTAATGCTCGTAACTGTATTGATAATCCTGGAGAATTTTATTTGGTTCCTTATGGAACACGTGGTAAAAGCATAGCAGTTGCAACCTGGCTGGCATGTTTTGATGGACACAAAGAAATTTTTCTGCTTGGAGCTGATTGTCGCAATACCAACAGTGAATTTGACGCACAACTAGTTAACGAAATGAATAGTGTAATAAATCAATACGCAAGTGTAAAGTTTGTATATGTTTCAGATAATATACCACCTAGTGATATTTGGCGTGAAAACCAAAACTTTTCAATATGGACTTATGCTGACTTTATTAGTTTTTGCGATATTTGAAACTGTTTGATATTTTCAATTTTATCTAAGATTTCTTGGAAATTTATTGTTGTCCACAAGCCTGGATGTAATGGTTTTGGATAAACTCCAGATTTTATCCAAGAGTATCCATGATGTTCGTTGTTTAGTATTGGTGTAAATTCTTGTTTTATCAAACACAAAAAGGTATGATAAGAAAACTTATTATCAATGCTTGTAAATTTTTCAATTGGAACTAGTTTAATTGTTTCAGGCCAAATGCCAATTTCTTCTTCGCACTCTCTTTTCATAGTGGCTTGTAGGTTTTCGCCAGTATCAACTTTGCCTCCAGGCAATCCCCAGCAACCAGGATTCTTACTATCATTTCTCAATAGGTAAAGATATCTATTGGTTTTAATACTGTAAAACCAAACTCCTACTGCGTTTATCACAGAACAATGCTCCATTCACCTTCTGGATATAGTCCTTCATAGCTTTTTAACCACTGATTGTCTGCCCAACGGTATTGAACACTGGTAGTAAGGTTTGTTACATATTGCACCGTACTCTCGTTACTAGAGTCAAATGCAATATTCCAACGTACTCCATCATACTGTACAATATCATTTGTATTTGCAACCAAAGTTGATCCATCAGTACCACGCCATGCTTCGGCAAAACCAGGATCGTCTACACTGTCTCTTCCGGTGTCGTTTATAAACAAATAACGTTGTCCTTCTGATGCCGCTGGTAGACCATTTGTTGTACCAGGGCCTTTTGCCTGTGGGTTTACTATGGCGTTTATAGGATCAAGTGTATTTTGTGGAATAGTGTCTGTATCCACAGTAAACAATAAAAATCTATCATCACTAGGATCATATGCTACTGTACCAATAATCTGTGTATCATCATATGGATTGTCTAACCTAACTTGACTTATACCAGCTCTTAGGCTTCCATATAGATCAACTACAGTATGCCAAAGTAGATTGCTTGGAGGAGCACTTGGTACTTGTACTCCGCTATTGTTAGTCACAACTGCCTGAGGTTCAAGTACCTGTAGTTTGTTTCCAAGCAAAAGGGTTTGATAATTAAAAGGTGTAAATTTTTGTCTTGTGCCTAGCAATAAATCACTATCATATATTGCTTCATTCATATCACCTGTACCGTCGTACACACTAGCAATAATCTTTTCAACAACTCCAAGTTTTTTAACTTTTGCTGGAGGACTTATCCATATAGGCATCACAAAACGCAATGTTGCAATATCAATTGGATCGTCAGTTCCTTGAGGTATATTTCTTGAACTCCATGTAACCTGTTCAAGGTACATCACACTTAAACTTGTCCAGTCTATAAAGTTATCTGTGCTTTGAATTTCCAATCCTGGATTAAAAAGTGTCAGTATTTGTTCAAGTATTTGTAATTTTTGATTGGTATTTGATGTCCATATATCAACATTGATTTCTAAATCATAAGGAACAGGCATTAGCTTTTCTATTGTAAAAGCTGTTCCTTGTGTTGTTTCATAGGATTCGCTTTCTGTGTCCCAATAACGTTGTCTTACATTTTGTTTTTCAACAAAGTATGGTTCCTGTATTCTATCTCTTGCGTAGTTTAGGTTTGTTACATGAAATGTCATAAGAGGTGTGCTGGGTAAACTGTTGGCACTATTTTGTTGCAGTATTGTTTGAGCTTGTCTTGTTGCATCACCGTAACGAACCGGAACTCTATATAAGGCTTTCTTTTGAGGATTGTCAGTTTCATACCCGTATTCTACTTGAAAGTTTGAAAAGACCCTGGTAACTTGCAGTAGAAATCGACGTATCTGTTCGTCATAAAAAAATTGTTGCATTAGTTATCAGCCTGTGGTTTAAGCAACTTACTCAATGGTTGACGTTCTGGAATATTACCACGATCTTCAGTAGCAGTTTGGTTTGTGTTGTTTACAAAACTACTGCGTTGTGTTTGTGAAGTTACGTTTCCGTAATTTGCAACTGTTTTTGTTATATCGCCTGGTGTCAAGTTGGTTCTCACATCGTCCTCGTACTTAATCCATCGTGTACCACTATAGCGAAAAAGTCTGTTTGGATAATAGTCTAATCGTAGTGCAAAGTCGCCTTCTTGTGGGTTGCTTGGAAAACTAATACCTGGTGTAACTGGTAATCCATTTGGTGCTAAGCCATCGCCGGTTAGATAACCCAGTGTGTAACCGTTTGCTCTTGGAGATTGTGGTTGTCCATCAACATCTACATTTGTTGTATCAACTGTAATACCATTATTATCAACAGTGTAACTGTTTGGATCTGCTGGTGAACCGTCTTCGTTTGTTGGAACAATGTAAAATTTTACAGAGTCGTAACCACTGAGTGGAACCTCATATTCTGCCTGTTGTAAAATAGCATCATTAAGCTCTAGGTCTTTTTGTACTGTGCCAAATGTGTCACGTTCGCTTGTGGGTTCAAATTCTTCCCAATGCGTAGTATCGGTGATTTCAACACCAGGGTCTACGTCTTTGATTGCTTTGTAATAGGTATCACCACTTAAAACAGTACTGCCTTTTGGATAATAATTTCCATTATCCCAAATATTTTTTTCTGCAAATGGTTTTTTAAGTATGTCGTTGTATTCTTGAGCACTTACTAATGGTGTAGCTTTTACACGCCATAGATGTGGCAACCATGTTTGTGAAAATCCTTCACTTGCAAACGCCGCGTCTTGTATTACATAGTATTTAGGTATAGCTCGAGCAATACTACTATCAAGAGGGTTATAGTCTTTAAGATTTGGTAATTCAAGTACATCTCCACTCATAAGTTTACGACCAATTGTATCTATCATAAAGTTATAATGGAAAGTAATAAACAGTGTATCGTTGTTTAAAAACAATCCAAATTGACTTAGATCAAAATCTATGTCCTGTGAATTGTAAACACCTCGCATTTGATAAACATCGTCATCGTACTTGCGATCTCTGTTTTCCAGCAAAAATAAATCTTCAATGAACAAAGGTGATTCGGTACTATAGGCTGGTTGTGTTGCATCCTGTGTGCCACCGCTCACACTTGAACTGTCATCACCAGTAACTTGAGGGCCAAGGTATTTGTGTACAAACATATCAACACCGCCAACCTGATACATTTCCATAACAGTGCGGTCAATAAACTTGTAATCGTTTTGTCGATTTGGGCGATATAAACTTAATCTAGGCATACAGTAATCCTTCTTACTGTATTTATGGTACTAGATAGCAACCTTAACTGGTTCAACGCCTGTGATTGACATCAACTTTTTACAAATAACACTTACATCTTCTAAGGTCAACCAGCCTTTAACAGTATCACCTGGTTCTGTGATACCAGGAAGTTCGACTCCTCCACTTTCATCACGCACCATAATTTCAAACAAACCTTGAGTACCACCATAACTTCCGTCATGTTTTACAACACTCAACTCATACTTTTTAAAGTCTAAGACAAGTTGTATACCTTTATGATACTTGCTAGTATCAAATTGTAATCCTAGTAAAGTAGAATTCATTTTGATATACTTTGGTTATGCATTTTTTCCATCCGATCAATAAGCTTCATAAAACCTTCTAGCATTGCATCTCCTGGATTTTTTGCTTGTTCGCCTGCTGGAATACATACTGCTTCTATATCGACATTTTTTAATGCATCAGCTGCAATATTACAGGTTTTTTCGTTAGCATAAACCATTGGGTTTGCTAACATCATTGAAATCAACATAAATTTCATTTTTTTTCTCCATTAAGGTCACGGTTTAGTTTTCGAAGCAGATACATTGCATTTTGTGTCCAAAATTGTTTGCCCCATGTATCCTCTTCAAAATGTTCAGCAGCTTGCCAACAGTTGTCTATACGACGTTCGTATAGTTGTAGTGTTTCATTAAGCATATTTCCAATCCTTAAATTCATCTTCATAGCATTTTACTACTTTGTAAACGGCTTTAACAAGTTTGATGTCTTTTATATTACCAAATGACTGAGTATTATCCATCATGTTCAAAAGGTCTTTTTCTGCTGAACTTATTGAGTCATGTTTGCCAGTTTCGTATTCAACTAATTTATTATCTTCTTTTACTAAACCAGTAATTTGGATTTTCCTAAACATATGTCGCTCCTTGTTTCTAACTATATTTTTATAATAACATATAAAATTTAAAAGTCAACCTTTTGTTTATAAAAGAATAAAATAATTGAGGTTGACACTAACTACATACATGTTATACTCTGTAAACAGTTAGAACTTTAGGAGAATTCAATGGCAAAAGGCAAAAGTTTAATGAAGCCGGGCACTCGTAAGAAGAAGCCGGTTATAAGAAAACAACGAAGCAAAGCACAAGATCCAAGTTGGACTACTGCATTGGACATGAGCGGCGAAGCCTATCACAGGCATAAACGTGCTTCTGTAGATTGGTACTATCATGAACGTAAGCCAGTTGAACTGTTTCCTGACTTACTTGCTTGGATGAAAGATAACGACTATAGTAAAGATGAGATTGCCACAATGAAACGGCATGGGCATAATGGTATGGTATATGCCAGCATATATGCAAGATGTCTAAGACAAGGCATGCCAGATATACACCCCGAGCACAATGCTTATTGGCAAACATTGCCAGGTACGATTGGTGATGTACATCCTACAAGTGATTATGTTAAAAAAAGTATTGCACAAGCCCTAGAACGCACACCACCTGCACCAAAACTTGTTGTCGATAATACAAGACCAAAAGTCGAACGTAAAACCATACAAGAAAACATGCGTGATAAAACAATGGATATCGAAGGTGCAGTACACGAACTTGTTGATGAGTATGTAAATAATGATTACAAAGATCCAGACAAATACAGTATAATGAAACTTCTTAGAGAAGAAGGATGTCCTCCACAAACTATTGATATTATTGCAGTGCCACTACGAGCACAACTTAGTGAAATCAATGAGCTAATGAATCCTCCTAGTAAAAAAGAACAGGCTAAAATGTCAGAACAAGAACTTGATATGATAGCACAACTAGAAGAAGGATATAGCCATTTAGGCAAGTTACAGATACGTGCAATGCAAAAGTTCTTAGAACGTGCAGTTGCTGACTGTGCAAGCTATGTACAGGTTAAAAAAGCAGATAGAGCTCCTAGAGTTGCCAAACAAAAAACACCTGCACAATTAGTACGTAAGTTCAAGTATCTTAGACGTTTTGATGAGCTTGAACTAACTAGTGTTTCGCCAGAAAAATTAGTTCACGGTTCTGAAGCATGGCTTTACAATACTAAAACACGTAAACTAATATATGTCATTGCTGACGAAACAATCAAGACCTACAGCATTAAAAGCAATAGTGTGATTGGTTTTGATCCAAACAAAAGTGTACAAAAAACACTGCGTAAACCAGCAGAACAATTAAAAGAACTTATGAATGCTGGAAAACCTAACAACAGAAAACAATTTGCCAATATAAAAGCCACTGAAATAAAATACAATGGTAGAGGCAACGAGCATGTGGTTATACTAAAGGCCTGGTGATCCGCATAAATACTGTCATAGGATGGTATTATGGCAACTGAAACACTTGATCAAACATTAGAAACAAAA